ATGGACCTTTCAATTGAAAAGCAGTGGGAAATCCTCGAGGCAACATTCGTCAAACGAGATGAATGTCACGAGCTAACTGATAAAATCATAGTTAATATTTACGACGACGACCGCGATTTACTTCTAACCATCACTGCCGAAAGCGACACGCTTTTAGAGAAGACCGTAGAGCTGATCAATTCAGAGTTGTCAATTGAAGCAATGGAATTTAACGACAAAGAGCCAAACAATCACTACTTCAACATCCAATCGAACCCGAGCCAGGAAACCATGCGGAATGCTCTCAGAGCGGTTATCCCAAAAATGGAATCTATTGGACTCAAACTCCGAAAACTTGAAGATACTTGGGTTTAATTTTCCAAGGTAGGAGCCTTATGTCACCAGAGCTAATCGCTCTTTTCTGAGAGGCTCTGGCTGTAGAATTTCGGGCGAGAATGGAAAATTACATCTGAAAGCCCACCTCTGCTTCCAATCCTAGTAACACAGGGTGCTGCTATATATGCAGAACGTCCCACACGTGAACGAAGGCTCAATATTTTCCACCGGCTACTTACAAGAAATTCGCCACAGCTGGTCCAGTCTTGTGGTGTAGCTCTGGCTCATCAGCTCCCGGCGCATGCCCCATTCAGGGTTTGCAGGCACGCAGGCTGAACGCAGCGTCCCCCTGCCCCAGCGTCCGTTGATCTGGTCCAACACCGCCATCAACTTCGTGGCGTCGACTGGCTGCGAGGTGGCAAACAGGTCGTCGGTGTACTCTCCTTGCTGACAGAGATTCATCAACAGCACCTCGGCCTTGCTGTACTTGAAGCCCGGTCGAAAAACCCGGTCGAGTGCATCTACCGCGGCCTTGGTCAGCAGCCGCACATCGTCCGTAGGGTACGGCATGTCAATCAGAACACCGTTGGCGTACTTCGCCTCCTCCGGGTTGAACATGCCAGTGCGGATGCTGACGCGGATCTTCTTGCAAAGCGACCTCTGCGCCCTGAGCTTTTCCGAGGCGCGCATCATGTAAGTGGCCACCGCTTCCTTGATCGGTACCAGCTCCGTGAGCCGCTTACCAAACATCCGGCTACAGCAGATCTCCTGCTTCGGCGGGTCCGGCTCATCCAGCTCCAGGCACGGCGTGCCGGCCAGCTCGCGGGCTGTCTTCTCAATCACCACGCTGAATTTCTTGCGTAGCGTCCAAGGGTCGGCCTTCGCCAGGTCCATAGCGGTCTTGATACCCATGGTGTCCAAGTGAAGTTTCATCTTGCGACCGACTCCCCAGACCTCGGACACGTCGGTGTTGCGCAGCACCCAGTCGCGCTTGAACGGGTCGCAGATATCAACCACGCCGCCCGTTTGCACCTGCAGCCGCTTGGCCGTGTGGTTCGCGAGCTTCGCCAGGGTCTTGGTGTGAGCGATCCCTACCCCGACTGGGATGCCAGTGCAGCGCAGCACGTGGCTGCGGATCTTGCGACCGAGGGTATCCCGGCCGTTAATGCCGGTGAGATCCGCGAAGGCTTCGTCGATGCTGTAAACCTCGACAGCAGGCACCATCGATTCAATGAGTGTCATCACGCGCTCGCTCATGTCGCCATATAGCGCGTAGTTTGAGGAGAACGGGACGATGCCGTGTTTCTGCAGCTTGTGCTTGATCTGGAAATACGGCTCGCCCATTTTCACGTAGGGCTTGGCGTCGTAGCTGCGAGCAATCACACAGCCGTCGTTGTTGCTCAGAACCACGATGGGCACGCGGGCCAGGTCCGGGCGGAATACTCTTTCGCAACTGGCGTAGAAGCTGTTGCAATCGATCAGGGCAAAAACAGGCTGGGCTTTAGACATGGCTGCGCACGCTGCAGGTAATGACGCCCCAGATGACCAGCTCGTCGCCCTCGAGCACGTACCTCGGTGGGTACTTTGGGTTCTCCGACAGGAGAATCACCTCCTTACCGCGTATGCAAAGGCGTTTGCACACGGGCTCGTTGTTCAGCAGCGCCACGACGATGTGCCCGTGCGTAGGCTCCATCGCACGGTCGACGACGGCAAGGTCCCCTTCAAAGATCCCAGCGCCCTGCATGCTCTCCCCAGCGATGGAAACTAGGTAGACATGCGGGGCGCGTATGTTCAGAACCTCATCCAATGAGATGTGCGCTTCGATATGGTCCGCTGCCGGAGACGGAAACCCGGCGGGCACTCGAAACGAACAGAGAGGCAGCTTTAACCCGCCTTCAGCGATGGGGCCTAAAATCGAAAAGCTCATGACGGACCACTTCTAGAAACCTGTACAGATATACAGTTAACGTTGTACAAGTTTTGCGGTCAATTTCTTGTAAGAGGATTCGGACAAGTGGCTGAGCAGGCCCCGGCTGATGCAGGTCGCGGTCGTGCGCCGCTTACCTGTGCTTCGTCGACGGGTCGCCCACTGGACTACGCTGACGTTAACCAGAGGGTTCAACATGTGCGGACGACTCTCCCAGTACACCGGAATCCATGAGTTCACCCGCGTTCTAAGCATGCCGAACGCCATGGTCAATACCGTGGGCGATCAGCCCTTGGGGCGCTATAACGGCGCACCCTCGAATCAGTTCGCGCTCTTCCATCAGGAGGGTGACGTTCTACACGTCGACCTAGTGCGTTGGGGCTGGAAGCCGCATTGGGCGAAGGATAGAACCCCGGTGAATGCTAGGGTCGAGAAAGTTGCGCACGGTCCTTACTACAAGTCGATCTGGCCGCACCGAGCACTGGCCCCAATCAACAGTTGGTTCGAATGGGTGGATGAAGGCGGGCCAAAGAAGCAGCCGTACCTGATCCGCCGAAAGGACCAAGCGCCGATTTTGTGCGCTGCCATCGGCCAGTACCCAACTGGAGCCAGGGAGCCGCTGGAGCATGACGGCTTCGTAATCATCACCGCTGACAGCCAGGGAGGCATGGTGGACATCCATGATCGCCGCCCTGTGGCGCTCAATGCGGAGCTGGCGCGGGAATGGATCGATCCTGCCACACCAACAGAGCGCGCCGAACAAATCGTTCTGCTGCAGGGCGAACCTAGCGAGGTCTTTGAGTGGTTCAAGGTTGACCTTGCAGTGGGTAATGTTCGAAATCAAGGCATAGAGTTAATCCAGCGAATAATTTAAATAGATTAAAAAACTCAAAACCTTATCATACAAACAATAGCCTCTATTTCTGAAGATCAGAGAATGCAGCTACGAACAATGACGGAACAAACTTACCCTTCGTATGCAGCAACATACAACGAACAATTTCTTTCTTTACACCTTCTTCATTTTTCCCACACCTTTTAAGCGGCGCATATTTGATCGATATTTTATCTTTCCAAAGCTCATGACCATGATGATTCAAATATCCAGAATCAGAAAGCAGTCGCTTACCACCCATATATTCGAATGAAACATCCCTCAGATTCGGCCGACCCAACAACGTATCTATAAATACATCAACACTTTTTTGCAACAAATCATCATCCTCCAGCCACTGATCGTATGTTACCTCTGCACCACATATAGCAGTCATAGAAAACTTTTGATCATCTATTAGATGCGCTTTTAGCAAAGTACAGACGGGATCGAAAACCAAATTTTCGATTGCATAGCAAACCCCACCACCTAAAACATGCACATGACCCTCAGCGATGTTATTTGCATCCCTATCAATCAGCCCCCTTACCGTGATACTGCCAGCATCACAAAGATGCTCTACCGCTCCTTTCACCTGTACGCAACCACCGACACCGTTTATAGCACTCGTATACAACTCCACCTGTCCCGATTCCAGCCCCCCAAAGAACTCTCTCAGTTTCTCTGCAACCAACCCCCTAGGGTATTTCATCCCAGCACTTACAAACGTCAAGCTAATTTTCTTATCTAGAAACTCACTTTTTCGCAAAACAGCATCATACAACATCTGAAAGATCTCAACATCACTTGAGCTTTCAACATAAACCTGTCTACGATTATGGGGGCTTATTGATATTTGCGTCACACCATCTAGCAACTCGCAAATCGCCCCGTCCTGGTCCACAGCGGAAACTTTATTATCATCCACAACATAAATTGCATCAACGGGAGCGAGAGCAACAGTTGTAGGTGAGTGCGTAGTAAAAAGAACCACAGCGTCGAATACGTCACAAAAACTTTCAAAGCACTGGACCATTTTCAAGACCATTGAGGGGTGTAAAAATGCATCCGGTTCGTCTATCAACAAAAGTTTGGGAGTCTGAGTGCTAGATATAAAAGCACGAGTATTGAAAATGGTAAGAACTAGCCATAAAAGAGTTTGCTCTCCGGAAGAAAGCTCCTTAGGTTCCAACGGAGTTCCATCCGCGCTTAAGCATAAGCTTGTAACAAAAGCGGGATCGTATTCATGTCCCGGTTCGCTAAACTTAAATTTCCCGTCAAACAAGTCGCTCAGGATCGAGTTGAGAGCAACCCAAGGAGGACCTCCAAACTCCGACTCAAATGAATCTTCGGAAACAAAATGAACATCTTCACGCCCTCGCTCTTGACGCAACCATTGAAAATATAAATTACTCTCCTTTCGCCTCAGGTAATCTTTGAATATTGCCCCAACATCATATTCACCAAAAGTCAACCTTCGATATTCATCATAATAGCTATCAACCTCTCCTCCTGAAACCTCACTAGGTTTCTTCCCTAGCTTACGCGCGATCAACCCGATGACTCTATGAGCTTGCGGCCAATCAGCACCACCTAACCTACCAGCCCTCTGTGCCATCAAAGGATGATTAACAGCCACCGCACTTAACGGCTCATCTAACTCCCCCTTACATGCTTCCAATATCTGTTTTAAAGCCAACACTTTCATCTTGCGCGAATTTTCATCATATCCATTATAGAATTGAGGCACCAACGATTTGTGCTCAATCATTTTAATAGATGCGACCGCTATTTCCTCGCCATCCTCATCAACGATGACGTTACCATTGGCTATCGCCTCTAAAAATCTTGTTTTTCCTGAACCATTTTTCCCAGTCAGCACACCAATTTTTTGATCAATACGTAATTCACCATCCAAATCAAAACCTTTATGACCACGAAGACCTTTAAACCTTAACAAGTGCACCATCCTTTTAGCTAATCAGCTATTTATCCGACCACATCAAATAGTCCCCTCTGCATTACAGGAGTCCAGTTCAAAATTGCCAACTCATCACTACTGCTAGTTTTACCATGCCGTTGATTATTACTACTATAGTGGATATCAATCGATATCATTTGGAAGCCTTCGAACACGCGGCGGATGTCCGGGTGGTCGTTGATGCTGACCATTACCTTGCCCTTGCAACGGCGCATGAAGTCAGCCATCCGCTCGTAATTCTCGAACGGGAAGTCCACGCCATAACCAGCGGTCTGCCAGTACGGCGGGTCCATGTAGTGGAACGTATGAGCGCGGTCATAGCGCTCAGCACAATCAAGCCAGGGGAGGTTTTCGACGTAGGTGCCGGACAGTCGTTGCCATGCGGCCGAGAGGTTCTCCTCGATCCGCAGCAGGTTAATGGCCGGGCCAGTGGTTGCGGTGCCGAACGTTTGCCCGGTGACCTTGCCGGCGAAGGCATGGTGCTGCAGGTAGAAGAACCGGGCGGCGCGCTGGATGTCGGTGAGGGTTTCAGGACGGGTCATTTTCTGCCACTCGAACACCTGGCGGGAGCTGAGCGCCCATTTGAACTGGCGCACGAATTCTTCCAGGTGGTTCTGCACGACGCGATAGAGCGTCACCAGATCGCCGTTGATATCGTTCAGGACTTCAACGGGAGCGGCCTGGGGTCGCATGAAGTAAAGCGCGGCACCGCCGGCAAAGACTTCGACATAGCATTCGTGAGGCGGAAAAAGCGGAATGAGGCGGTCGGCTAGGCGGCGCTTGCCGCCCATCCAAGGGATGATGGGTGAACTCATTGAAAGCAAGACCTTTACTGTATGGATAAACAGGTGCTAGGCTCGCCGCGCTTTGTGCACGGAGCAGGAGCCTTGGCTGGACTTGCAGGGACATCTGCAGGGACGGCGACCGGGTCGGATGTTGGCGCATCCGGCCCGGTCGCTTCTTTTCACTTCGGTGTTGAAACTTCTTTGGCATAGGCCTGGCAAGCAGCCAGGGCTATCAGCCCCCGGTCGCCGGCATCGGTGATGCCGATAATTCGTTGAGCATGCGCCGGGTCAAGTCGGGCGCGTGTGGCTCCATGAACCACGCCGCCGGTGCCGGTGGCGGCTGGCACTGCACAGCCGTTGATGGTATCGGTGGCGTCGAGTAGGACTGACAGCCGGACATCAGCAGTAGCGAGGCGATCACGCAGGCGATCCTGATCACGTTGGGCATCGGTTAGGGCTCGATAGTGGGTTTGGTCTTTGGCGGCCAGCCGCTGTTCCAGGGCCAGGCGCTTGTCTTGCTCGGTACGCTGCAGCGCGGCCGAGGCCAGGGTTATTTGGTTGAGGGTTTCGGTGTGGAGCCGGGCTTGTTTTTCCAACTGCTGACCGTATCGCCAGCCCTGGACTGTCCAGGCGATGGCCGCCGAAGTGGCGACCAAAGCGAGCAGTAAAAGGCCGGCGACCAGCACGCGGTATTGCAGCGGGATCAGGTCGACGAGACGCATAACACCGCCCTCGCCCGCTCCCACAGCTGCAGGCGATCTGCCAAGCCGTTGAGCCCGCCGTTGATTTTCCGGGTGATCTTTTCGAACTCATCCCGATCAGCCAGCACGTTCAGCTCCCTGACCCACCAGAACCACGCAGCCGACTCGGCCGCCCATTGGGGCAGTTCCAGCACTTCGGGCGTACGCAACAGACGCTCGTCGCCGAACAGCGCCAAGCTGCAGCGCAGGTAGTTGTGGGCACCGGTAATCTGGATCAAGCCGCGACCGCGATAGCGCTGGCCATCTCCGTCGGGCTCGGGCGTGTTGCCGAGTTTCGACGCCAGCGAACCGGTGTCGTATTTGCTGAGGTACTGATCGCCGCCCAGCTCCCGCACGTACTGCAGTTGGCCGGATTCATGCCCAACCTGGGCCAGGAATGCCGCCTGCCGCTTGGGCGTGTCGATCTGTCGGTGGGCCATGGCGGCGTTCAGGGCCGATACAAAAACGCCCGCTTGGCGGCGGGCGTTGGGCATGATGCGCTGTAGTTGCTGCTCAGTGAGTGGCATGGGGGCTCCAAAAAAAGCCCGCTCGATGGCGGGTTGCGGTTGTGTTTGAGGTGGTGCTGAGTCCGCTTAAAGCTGGACGACCTTGACCGGCTTGGCTTCCTTCTTCTTTTTCTTCCCCTTGGCATTGGCCTTGCCCTTCTTGCCGCCGTTGCACTCGACTGCGGTGGTCCAGCCACTGGGGGTAAACAATTGCTCCACCGCCTCAGCCAGGTATTCACCGTCAAGCCCGGGCTTGATCCCCTGAACGATGATGGACCGTTCGGCAAATACATCGGTACGCCCGGCCATTTCCAGGCGAACCCCGGCGCTGCTGCGATTGAACGCGGCCAAGCGCGCCTTGGCGGCCTGCTCGGCGGCTGACTTGTTGGGGTAGATATGCCGGTCGGTATGGACCGCTGGCAGGCCGTTCGGTAGGTCGTCGTTGTCCAGCTCGACCACCTTAAGCGCGCCGGACTTTTTGTCCTGGTGCTTGGTGCGTACCGCCTTTTGCGTATTGCGGTCGCCGAGACGGAATTGATAGCGGCTCAGATCAGAGCGCCTCAGAACCACAGGGCTCAGGTTCTTGCCGCTGGCTGTTTGACCACCTTGCCGAGGCATGACCAACAGCTTGCCGTCGGCCAGCTTGGCCGTGCAGTCATATTGTTTGGCAAGGCGGGTGATGAAGTTGTAATCCGACTCGTTGAGTTGGTCGACTCGAGGCACCTTGGTTTGCACCGGACACACCGGCTGCCAACCATTGCGGGCTGCCACGTCGCGGACAATTTGCTGCAGGGGCACGTTTTCCCAGGACCCGCTGCGCACGGTCTTGCCGCTGCCGCGCATGTCACTGGCTTTACCCCGAATGATCAGCGTATCCGGAGGCCCGGACACCTGGATTTCATCCACGGTGTACAGCCCCAGGCGAGTAAGGGCCTTGTCGGTGTAGCCCAGGTAGACCTCAATACTTGCGCCCCGCGTGGGTAACGCGACCGCTTGATCCCGGTCATCAATGCGCAGCTCGAAGTCGTCCGACTCCATGCCGGGCTTGTCCGAGACACGCAGCTCTAACAGGCGATCGTTGATCAGCGTGGTGATGTCCTTGCCGTCCGCAACGATGCGAAAGGTCGGCTTCATGGTGATACTCCAGAAACAAGAAGCCCCGCACAGGGCGGGGCTTTTGAGGAATGACGGTGCTGTTTAATCCCACAGCTGGATATCCTCCAGCGTCTGCGCTGGCAGATCCGGCAGCAGGATGATCACACCAGCGCGAAACGGTTGAGGCTCATCGGCCAGGCCTTGATTGGCGGCAAGCACGGCCTCCACCGTGCCATTCAGATGGCCGTAGTAGTGATGACAGACGGTGTCCAACAGATCCCCGTCAGACGTTCTGCAGGTCGTCGCCATAGCTCACAAACTCCAGTGAAAAGGATTGCTTACGCGGAATACCACCCGCGAGCAGGTTGCTTTGCTCTTCCTCGATGTTGAGCAGGCACCAGGTGCCGAGCACTTCGCCGTAGCCGGTGGTCAGGTTCACCGGCTGCAGACGTCGCCCGATGGTACGCAAGGTGTCCAGCTGTTTGAGCCCACCTTTGAAGCCGGGAAAAATCACGCCCTTGAGGCTGATCTTGTCCTCTCCCTGGCCGACCGCCTGCTGGGCGATGCTGCGTGTCAGACGTTCCTGGCCTGCCCAACGAAACGATGTCTGCCGACGTAGCTCCTCGAAAGCCGCCGTATCCAGGTTGAAGTAGTACGGCTGCGCGTTCGGCTCCAAGGGCTGCATGATCAGCAGGTGCGGGAACGGCTTCACCGCCTCGGCCGCTGGTGTCAGCTGTGGAGCAAATGAACCCGTGGGCATGATGTTGCTCAGCGAGGGGCTCACCTGGCCGGCGATGCGATTAATCGCTGCTCCCGCCTTGCCTGCCTGCTCCTTGAGCGAACCCAGCCGCTCTTGGACTTGGCCGGCTGCGGTGACGGCTTGGTTGTACTTCGCCGCCACCTGGCCCACGGTGGACTGTGCCGCGTTGATGGCCCGCATGGTCCGTTGCATCTTGGCGCCGATGGCAGGCCCAATGAAGGGCACTCCCTCCAACTCCGAGGCGGCACCCGTCATGTCGCTGATTGCACCGTTGAGCGGGCCCAGCATGCCGTCGAGACTGGTACGGCCAGCCTCCCCCGCTGCAAGCAGTGATTTGAACACCGATTGCAGTTGCTCCATGTAGGCCATGGCACCTCCTTAAACGTGAGGGGAATCGAACAACTGACTCGACGCTTGACGGGCGGCCACGTCCCGGGAGAAGGACTCCATTAACTGGCGCAGATGCGGCTCCAGATCCCGAGCCAGCTGCGCCGGGTCTTTTACATCGCCTTGCACGGTGATGGAGACTTGCGGCGCAAAGCTGAAAGCCTGCTCAACTTTTGGCGGCACAGGCGGCGTCGGCTCTGCCACCTTCGCGACTTCGGGCGGCTTGGTCGGTGCGTCAGTAGAGGCCGCTGGCTTGTCTGCTTTTGCGTCCTCAACCTTGTCATCACTGCCAAACCAGGACTTGCCCAGGAAGCCACCGATACTCTCGCCACCCAGGCCGCCCAAAGCGGCACCAATTGCTCCGCCGATGGCGGTACCGATGATCGGTACCACTGAACCAATAGCGGCACCGGCAGCACCACCCGCAAGCGCGCCCGCCAGACCACCGGCCGCGCTGCCGTATCCTTCGGCTTTTTCATCCTGCGTTGTGGCGTTGAGTGCGGTGTCCAGGGCACCCACTCCCGCATCGAGCACCGATCCACCTGGGACACGCTTGGAAAGACGCGTAACCCCTCTTATCGACTTCACCGCCTGACCGAGTGAACCGCTAGGAACGGCCTCTGCGACCGCAGCCATAGGGAGAGCGGCCACCGCTGCGGCCTTGGGTAAGGCGGACAATGCAGACGCTTTGGGCAGAGATGGCATTGCGGGTGCGGCCACTGCCGGGGCACTCGGTGCCCGAACCATCATCCGCTTGCGCGGCATAGCCCCTATGCCAGAACGACGACCACGGCGGCCACGTTGACGCTTGCGCGCAGCGCCTCCAGGATCTGTCCCCGGACCGCTGGCACTGGCCCTGCCGATAGCATCCGCATTGACGACAAAGACCCGCTGCGGCTCGCTGCCAGCCTCCGAACTGCCTCCCATGAGTTTGCCGAGCACACCCAGGCCCTTGTCCACCGTTTTGATACCGGTTTTCGGAGCCTTGGCAGCGGCACCACCCAGGGCACCCGCGCCTCGTTCCATCGCTCGACCACGCGATATGTTGTAGAGCCCCTTGCCAATCTTCACCGCGCTGGCAGTCGTCTTGAGGGCCAACAGGCCGGCGGTGATGGCAGCAATGCCAAGCACCACCGGTTGCGAACCATCCGAAAGCTTGGTCAGCCCACGCACAATTGAAGTCAGGCCCTGGGCGACCGCATCGGTCGCTGGGCGGATGGCGTCACCCACGCTGCGCATGCCATCGCTAACCGCCTGGCCCAGCTCGTCCCACATCTGCTTCGACGTTTCGCGCCGCTCGGCCAGGTTCTTATCGAGGATCCCGCCAGAGGACTGCGAATCCTTTTTCAACTGCTCGTACAGCGACTTGTTTTGCGAGTAGGCCGTGAGCGCCGCCTTGACCTGCATGTCTGCGAACAGGTCACCGGTACGCAGGGATTTCTCCAACGCATCGAGCGCCGCCTTGGCCTTCTCCGGATCCGTCTCCTTGCTGATCTTGGCCTGGGCCTCGGCCATCTTCGCGGCCTTTGCCGGGTCGGTGGCCTGGATGTATTTCATCGCCAGGGCGAAGCTGGATTCCAGGGTCGACATGCCCTTCTGGATGCCAGTGTTCAAGGAGGCTTGATAGTCGATACCGGCGTCCTTGTACGCCTTGACCACGTCGCCCGAACCGATTTTTTCCATCCAGTTCTTGAGGTTGTTGGCCGCTTCGTCCGAGCCCCCGGCCGTTTTCATCTGCACCTGGAGCATCGCGCCCAAGGAGCTGACCGCTTCCATGCCGGTGCTACCGTTTTTCTCCATGCTTGCCAACAGTTGAGGGAACCACCGGGCCATGTCGCTGGCCTCGAAGCTCCCCGCCTGTCCCTGATAGGCGATGGCCTCCAGGGCCTGCTGCATCACCTTCGGGTCGTTGATCTTGGCGTTCTGCTGCAGCGCCATGATCATGCTGGCCGTGTCGACGCCGGATGCGCCCTGGCCGATGGCAAACTTCGCGGCCGTCGGTGCGTAGGCCATGGCCTGCTTAAGGTCCATACCTGCACCGACCAGCTGATTCACCAGGTCCGCCACGTCGTTACGGGCCATACCCGTATCGCGAGAGGTCTGGATTACTGTCTGACTAAGCTGTGTTTCTTGCGGCTTGTTGACCACATCCGCCTTGATCGCGATGTCACGGATGATCGCCTGATAATCCGCGCTGACCTTGGTCGGAATCGCCGCCAGGCCTGTGGCTACAACACCCTGACCAATGCTCGACGTGAGTCCTTTCTTGCCGGCATCGAGCTGCTGGTGACCTTTGAGCTGCAGATCGGCGGCTTTAGCTGCACGGCCGAGGCGCTGGTACTCCTGCCCCAGCCTGCCCACCTCCACGCCCTGCTTGCGCAGGGCATCAAGGTTGCCGTTGAGTTTGCGCAACAGGCCATCGGCCGAAGCAGCGCCGCTGTCGTGCGCCCGCTTCCATTCATCACGCAGGCGGATGGTTTCGCCAATGGTGCTCTTGAGCACCTTGGCCTTGCTGCCTTTGTCCTCCAGCTTTTTGATGTGGCCTTCAACCGTGCGGAAGGCAGACGCCATCGTCGAACTAACGGCGCCGCCAATCACCAGCGATAACGCCAGTTTGCTTGCCATCGTCTACCCCTTGTTTCAGTCTGAGAGCCACCAGACCATGTCGGAGAACGGCATGGCGAGAATTTCAGCGGCGGAAAAATTCAGCTCGGTGGCTAGACGCTTAGCCAGTTGCTTCTGCACCTTGGGGTTGAAGTTCATCTTCTCGCACCAGGCGAAAATAGCCGGCCTGTATGCGGTTGAAGTCCTTCAGCGTCAAGCCATCCAGATCCTTGGTTCCGACTTCGGCCAGGGAGGCGAACAAGTTCAGGTCTTGCTGTTCTTCATCATTGGGCGCTGTTTGGCGGGCGATACGAAGGTCACGTACGGTCGGTGTTCGGAGGCTCAGCGTATCGACACGCACGCCGTTGGCTTCAGATGGCACAGTCAGTTTTACGGTGACGCGGTCAGCGGCCAGGGTCATCCAGCTTGGAATTGCGGTACTGCTCATAGAGGTATGTCCTTAAACAGAGGAGCCGCCGCCCGGGCGAATCGCCAGGCGGGGTATCAAGAAGAGTTAAAGTCCCAATGCGGAACGCTGGACGGCCAGTTGATCAACGCCGTTGATGACACGGCGCATGCCGATGGGGTCGATCTCGTAGACGGTTCGTCCGTCCACTTCGAGCTTGTAGTAGGTCAGCCCGATGGAGTGCTTGATCTCGGCCTTGTCGCCCGGCTTCCAGTCGCCCATGTCGACTTCTTTCAACGTGCCGCGCAGGGTGACGATGACCGGCGTGACTTTGCCTTTGAGCCCTTTATAGGCCCCTCGGAACGTACCGTTAAACGCCGTGCCGTCGGCCAAGCCGAAGAACTTCAACGACTCACGGCGTACGCCAGTGGTAGTAAAGCTCGCTTCCTGTTTTTCCATGCCCATGTCCAGCTCGACCGGCGCGTCCATGCCGCCGCCGCGATGCTCTTCCATCTTGAGCGTGAGCTTGGGGAGCGTCAGGCTCGGCACATCGCCCTGGAAGCTGACGCCGTCGGCGAACAAGTTCAGGTTCGCCAGGGTTTCGGGAATCATTGCCATTGAGGTCGCTCCTTAAGCGGCGGTGTCGAGGACTTCGGTCAGCCATTGATTGGTGACCTCTACGCGGAAGTTGGGGTTTTCTGCCGGCGGAACGTCGGTGAAGCGGATGTTCCAATACACCTTGCCCTGCTCCAGCTGGCTGGCCGTGTTCAGCTCCGGGTCGGCATACACCTCGAAGTTGATGATTGCGCCTTGGGCTTTCAGGTCGCGCATGAACGCCTGCAGACCTTCGGTCACATCCTTGATGTATGTCGCTGTGATGGAGCGGTCCACCGCCCATTTGTGGCCGTAGAGGATCGCGTCCATGACGATGTCCATCGTCCGAACGCGGGTAACGAACGCCCACTTCGGATCGCTCGACAGCGTGCGGTTGCCCCACAGGCGGAAGCCGTCATCACGGATGATCGTGGTGATGTTGGCGTTGTTGAGCAGGTTGGCTCGGCAGGTTTCGTCACCGTCCAGGAACTCAATGGGCCGCGTGGTGCCAGTGATGCCGACAAATTCTTTGTTCGAAGGCGAAGCCCAGAAGCCGTATTCGCTATCGGTCCAGGCGAACAAGCCCGCCACCCAGGCCGAGCCCGGCGCGTCGACCGTGGCGTCCGCCGTGGTGTCCCAATACCGCACGCCGGGGTCAACCAGGTACGCCCGCTTGGCGCCGAAGTTCTCGGCGTAGGCCATAACCGCCTCATCGGTGGTGTTTGGACCGTCGAGGATGGCAAGCCCTCGCAACTTGTCGGCCACTGCCACCAGGGCGGTACCGACAGCCTGTGTCGCGCTGTGCTTGGGAGTCACCAACAGCCGCGGCTGCGCGTTGAACCGGCTCTTGCCGTCCAGCAGCGCCTGCAGGCCAGTACGCTTGCCGTCAGCCAGAACGCCGCCAATGATTGCCGAGGTCTGTGCAGCCGGATCGGCCAACTGGGCCACACCACAGGCGACGATCACCGCCTTGGCCCGGGTGTAAATGGCCTTGCAGGCTTTGGTAATCGCCGAGTCGGCACCGAAGGCAGCCACCGCTTCGCGCTCATTGGTGATCACCACCAGGTCATTGGGCTGCGCGCTGTAGGCAGGCGCCGGTACAAAGGTGTCAACGAGTCCAATGATCGAGGACGAAGGCAACGCAATGACACGAGCGCCGGTGTCGACGTTCGTGGTGGTAACGCCGTGAAAGAAGCTCATAGGTTCTCCAGATACGAAAAGGCCCCGCAATGCAGGGCCTAGCTTGTGATGAGGCGGAAAAGAAAACGCCCCGTCGATGCGGGGCGTTTATTCGGATTGATGAGGCAGCCAGGCGGGGATTGGAGGCCGATGATCAGTCAATGGAAATTCGCCGGCCTCCGGCCAGTTGCGCAGGGCCCGTCGGTAGGTTTGAAGCTCCGCATATTGCTCAGCAGTCAATGTTGTTACGACGCCCTCCTCCATCTCGTCTCGATGGCGTGTCACAACCCCATCAGTGAGTGATAGTTGGTTATCGCGCCAGGCCCGCTCGATGCCAGCTAGTTCCTCTACAGTCGGCGGCGGTGGATCCTGCAGCTCTGGTCGGCCATCAGCGCCCTTTCCAATGATCTTGACCACCTGGCGCGGCTCAAACAGTGCGGCGTGGTCCTCATCAGATATTTCGATGCCTCCGTTATCAGTCAATTCGAAGGCAAATCGACCATCTTCTTCAATCCATTTAGCGAACATAAATACCCTCAATAGCCGATGGCTAGCCAGTTGTAACCACCAACAGTCACAGCGGAATTGTTGCTAGTCACGTTGGTCATGAAGCCCGTAAAACCTGTACGGGTCGGCTGTGAGCACTGACAAAGACTTGGATTAGGCGCCGCACCAGCCCCCGCATACATGGCTCCCACATACATACAGGCAGTAGGAAATGCGACGGGGAACGTTACTGGCACTGTTCCTGACGCAGTATCCGTTGATGCATGCCCTATTTTAAATATCCAGCCACTGGGCAAAACTTGATGGCCGTTAGCTCCAAAAATGGCCGCAAACATTGGAGACGATCGCAAACACTCAAGACTGGCGTGGGCCCGCCACATCGCACCGTCCGACACCAGCAATATGTCCGACCCAACGGCCATGGTGTAAGGCGTGGAGACGGCAACGTTATTGATAGCCAGTGAGTCACCTGCCAACAGCGCCAACTTGGCCGCATCGACCGCGCTAGAAGTCGTAATCAGAATTGACGACCCCTTGGGCAGCGTACTTGCCTTGGGCAATGTCAACGTACCGTTTGCGGACAACTCGATACGTGTGCCGACGTGCGCAGCCGTTAGGGTGACGTTTCCACCGGCGATTCCCGCACTACTGGCAAAACTCCCTTTTTCGCGCTGTACGAATTCAGTGGTGGCTAGCGATTTGTCCTTATCGAATTGCGGTGGTGTTGGTGCAGTTGGGTTACCAACAAACACGGGGCTATCCAACGCTGCAAGGGAATTCCAAGGCTCCCATTGGGTAAGACTCCGGCGGCGCCACAGGAGAAGGTTATTTGCATAGGCTTGGAAAATTTGCAGACCGCCGCCGCCATAAATTTTGTGTATCACCGTACCGTTGGCCTCAACCGGCAAATTGGCGGTCGAGGTTGCACTGGCATAGTAAAAACCAGAGGCAAAGGTTGCGTCATCCATATCGAGGATAGTTGCGCTTGGCGAAACATCACCAAGGCCGACAGCGGCCAACATCGTCTTGGCAAAGGCTGTCGTGGCAACCTGCGTATTATTTGCGTTAGGGATGGCTGTGGGTGCCGTAGGTACACCCAAAAACGCGGGCGAGTTAAGTGGGGCAAAGCCTTGCGTGATGTTTTGAAACGTCAGGGCCGTAGTGCCCAAAACAATCGGTCCGTCTGTGATCAATTGCCAGCGAGTGTCAGCCAGCGTAGCGCCTTGCTCGACGGACAGAATCATCGCCGACGTGACTTCAGCGTTACTGTCAGCATCCGGTGCGCGCTGCCAAGCCGCTACGCCGACAATGTAGATGCCGTTGTCCTTGGAGGTCACTTGATTTTTCACCAACACCCGGTCGCCTGCGAACAGGCTAACGCCGTCGATGGTCTGAAGCCCAGTCAACGCGATATTGGCCGTGGTCGCCACGCGCACCGACTGCTTGTTATCTAGCTTGTACAGTTCTTCCTGGATTCGCCGCTCGACAAACTCCCGCGTCGCCAACACAACCGATGGGTCGATTTTGAGTGTGATGTTGCCCGTGCTGCTGACGATGATGTTCATCCGCACGACCTGAGTCCGACCCGAGCCCTGCGACATGATCGGCTTAAAGCTCGGTGGGCAGTTCGCGACCGCCACCAGATCCCCGTCAGCGTCGTACAAGGCAATTTCACGTATCCAACGTCCGCCCTCATCGGCCGGTATTACCTGCTCCGCGACAATTACCGCCGGGTTGACCGGGTCAATAAAAAGCTGATTCAACGGCCGGCGACGCCATTCGTTGATAAGAGACGTTTGCACCGCGCTTGGAATCGGGTCGGTGCCGTTGGCGTCTCCCAATCCCATCTCGGTAAGTTTCCAGGGAACGCCAAGGGCATTGGCGTTTGCCAGTTTCGCCGCCCCCACGTTCGTGAGAATCGCGAAAAATTGCGAGGTCTGATCAATCATTAGTAAACGTCCAAGATGTCTATGGTGTGTTCGCGCCCTACCACGCCGAAGGATCCGGTGACTTCAATGTCACGCATGATCGGCGGGTACACGTCGATTTCGTCGCCCTCATACAGGGCAACACCGATGTTCAAATTCCCTCGGGTTTCGAGGCTGATCGCTAATCCGGTCATGTGGCGACTGACCGGCCTGGCGTCATCGATCAGCCACGTCAGTTCCTGATAGGTCTCTTCGCTGATGCCTTCATCGGAAATGCCGATCTTCAAGGCGAACGTTCCCGGTACCCCCTTCGGCTCGGTCTGGAACCACTCGACTACCTCGATCACGTAGCCGAACGGTTCCACCACGCGACGCAGAGCCCCGATGGTTCCTTTATGGGCGTGAACGTAGAACGAAGAACGGATCACCGAACGCTTGACCTCTTCGGGCCACGCCTCGTCCCAGCGGTCCACGGACCAGGCCCAAGCCAATTGGTAAAGCAGGTGCGCCGGGCAGGTGTCGGGGTTGTATAGGGTTCTGAGCGGTATCTCTGTTGTTTCGTCGATAGCCGCCTCAATGGCCCGCTCAAGCTGAGTGCTGTTGAGGGGAAGCAAACTTTTCATTTACCACCCCGCTTTATGGTGAACCCCGTGCACCACGCTGCCTGGGCTTTGGTTGGACGGATGTCCACCCATCCAGGGATCTCGACTCGGGCCACGCCGCTGACGTGGATCTGTGCATCAATCGCCGAACGGGCCACCTCAACGCCCAGACGGCGCCGTGGATTGATCCAGGCCTGAAGTCGCGCATTACACTCGGCAAGCGCTGCCTCGTTTTCCGGCCCGGTGCCGGCCATGTACACCACGGCATCGATTCGATAAGGCAGGATCTCGGCGCCCTGCACCGTCAGCCGATCAGCAACAGGCCGCCGATCTTCATCGTTGAGGTAAGTGTCCACTTCGACCAACAGCTCGGGGCTGGCCGTACCATCGCCGTCCAGGGACAGTACCGTCACGACAACCTCGGCCGGCGCCGGGCTTTCGGCCGTGGCGTCTGCCACCAGGCCGGAGGCGTTACGGGCATGCAAGATGTAGCTGTTTCGCGGCCCGGCAGTGGTCAGCCCTTCGTACCTCAGCTGGATACGCTCGCGCAGTGCGTCGTAGCTTTCCAGCACCTCCGCCACTGTCGGCACGGCGGTCAAGTCCTCAGCCTGAATGACCAGGCGCTCAAGGTTCACGTTGGCGGCCAACTGCACCAAGTCAGCACCCGTGGCATGAGCCAGGAACAGCGCCTTGGCCGCGTCGTTGACCCTGGCCCGGTTCTGCATGCGCCGATAGGCCCCCAACTCCAGCAACTTGGTTACCGGATCGCTTTCAAGGAAAGCGGTCCAGTTGTCGCCCATGTATTCGCGAAACGTTGCCAGCTCGCCCTGATACAACTCTTCAAAGTCCAGACTCTCCAGCACCTGTGGCGCCGGCAACGCCGAAAGGTCGATAGTGCTCATGCGTTCACCTCCAGCACCACGCCATCGCCAATATATGAGCCCGTCAGTTGCAAGGTGATTTGTCCATCCACCACCGCAATGACCCGGACACGCTCAAGCTTTAAACGAGGCTCCCAGCGCCCGAGGGCACGAGCGACCTCGGCCTGTACCGCGCTTTTCCAACCCTCGTTAACTGGCAGGTCGACATAACGGCGCATCTGGCTGCCGTACTCTGGACGCATGCGGCGGCTGCCGACAGACGTGCTCAGAATGTCCTCGATGGACTGCCGCAAATGCGCCTGCCCGGACAGCGGCTGCCCCGTGCGACGGTCCACTCCGATCATGGAATTACTCCGTCAGCTGTTGCATATCCGGGTGTGCCTTGAGAAAGGCGTATTGATCATCGCCGCAGGCTGTGACCTGGCCGGCGATGACCGGCAAGGTGCTGTCGTCTGGCATGATCAGCGTGCGTGAGGTGTATCGGGTGTCGCGAAACACTCGTGCCGGTCCGATGGGTGCCGGCGACTCGGTTTGGACTGGTTCAGGCAACGCCGCATCGGCAGTTGTCCGCTCCGTCTCTGTTCGCGCTTTGCTCATTTGGGTTGCTCCAAAAATGCGAAAGCCCGCACGTGGCGGGCTGTGGATAAATGTCGGAGTCAGTGTTTGTGGTTCGGCGTGTTGCCACTAGTGTCGATGATTTTTCCGCCGCCGTTGATATCGCCCGTGACCTGTAACGGGCCGTTGATCAGCACATTGCCGGTCAGGGTGATATCGCCTGCCGTGGCGTTGATCTCGCTGTCCGTTACGACCACTTCGGTTCCGCCGGCTTTGATGGTCACGGTACCGCTTGGCACGGTGATGGTGTAGGTACTGGCCTGCCAGTCATAGACCAGCGAACCACCATCATCGAAGCGCCACACCTCGACGTGGTCGCGGTTGTCCGGAGGTGCCCCGGCATCGCCATACAGACCGGGGATAAATGTGCCCTGCGCCACATCGCCGCTGGCACTTACCAGAGTTCCCTGCTCGCCCATGCTGGGCGCTCGCCAATGACGGGCTTTACCGGCGGCGATGCTGTGCCAACGCACCCAGGCACTGACCCAGTCCCCATCCGACACCCGACATGCGGGCGGCGAAGCGGTCAGATCCAGCGCGACCACATAACAACCCTTGACCAGGCCGGCCAGCATGCGGTCATGCTGCGCACTGGGGTAGCTCATGCCATATCCTCCGGTGGCTGGTAGTTTCCTTCGCTACCAGGTCCGGTGTCAGGGCTGAAACCCCAGAGCAAGGTACCCGGGGGCTGATTCGGCCACGGCCACTCCTCTTCACCGAGGTAAATAGTTTGTGTCCATTCAACGACCCAGACCGCGTAACCATCCAACTCGGGGCGGGTCCAGTCTTGGGCTGCCCGAACAAACTCGGCGGGCTCAACCTCCAGCCCCCATGTCTGGATACGCAACAGCACGGCCATTTGTGAGGCGGCGAATGCCGCTTTCTGCTGGCACTCGGCATCCTCACCGCCAACTATGAAGCGCACCTCCAAACGCGCAACCAGCGCCGTCTCCCCTGTTCCGGGATCTCGACCGGGCTCCAGCTCGACCAACTCGATCACCGCAGCAGGCAAGTCGATGTGATCGGCCATATAGGGCATGGTCCGCACGCAGGCCAATCCTGGGATCGCTTGGTCGATACGAGCCTCAACGGCCTGATACAAAAGCTCAAGATTGAAGTCAGACACGGGCAGATCCTCGCAGATACTTCTGCAGTTCAAAGTTCAGTTCCTGCTCCAGGATCTCAAGCAGGCGCTGGTGAGCCCGATTGGTCCATGATTCGAAGTGCGGCCGGACGTCCTCCAGGGATATCTTGGCCTTGGCAAGTGGAAAACGGCTGTCGTTCTCCGAGATCCAGCCCGAGCTTGCCCCACCACCGCCAGACACCTCACTATCGGGATAGTCGCTGGCCTTAAAGTGTTTGCTCGCGGTTCGAATCCAGATATCGGGCCGGCTGCCATAGACCTTCTTGAAAAATGCCCCCTCATATCGACGGCCTGCTACCGAAACACCTGACCGTGATTGTCGAGGTCGACCCGCACGGCTGGCCTCAATCGCATTGATGCCGAACCACAGCTTGCCTTGCCCGTTGCCGGAAAGCGGGTAGGCCCGCAGGCGCTGCCGTACAGCAGACACCGCGATGCGTTCCTGCCGGCTGACGGTGCGGGCAATGTGAGTTCGCAGCCACCGCAACGTTTTGTTGATGGCCCGGCGCTGTGCAGCTAAGGAAGCCTTGGGCACCAGCGCAGCGAAGTCAGCAAACGCTTTCAGATCCGACCGATCAGCCTGCAGCGTGATCATGCCGCTGCTGGCCGACTGCTTGACGTAGCTGCCGACGCTCATGGGGATTTCCTCAGCACCAGAGTCACCAAGCCATCGCCGCCGGGCTCCGGCCTGACGACGATGTAGTTACCACCGCCGTCATGCACCGGCAGGTCGACCACGACCTGTTGTCGCTCACTGACGCCCTCGGCGTCTGCCACCCGGATGATCAGGTGCGGCTCGCGCAGGCCGGTGTTTATCCGGCCGAGTTTGGGTTGCAGCCATGGCGCCGAAAACATACCAAGGACTGGGCGGCCTTCGATCAGCACCGAGTCGCCGAGGACATCGAATACCGTGTTGTCCAGGTCGCTGACCAGCTCGCGAAAGCTCATGGTTAGAGTTCCAGCAGGATCTGAGCACGGGGCCGTGAGCACAGGTGCAGCGGGTTGGATTGCGCTTCGCCGGCCACACCCTTGTTGAAAGGCAACGGCTCCAGCTTGCTGTAGTACGGAATGCCCTGGGTATTGACCGTTTCCATGTAATCCGCCGGAGCGAACACCGAGATGTACAGGTCCGGCACACCTTCAGGGACCAGCAACGCCTTATCGTCGTGGACGAAGGCCACACCGGCCACCTTGCCACGGTAGCGCTCCCAGACGATGCCGCCGAACTCGAAACTCTCCCGAGCGTCCCCTCTCAATGCCGCCGCTTGCTGCGTGGCGATGTAGGTTTCCTTGACCGACTTGTGAACGATCAGCTTGTTCCAGAAATTCTTGCCACAGAAGGCGCGGGAGCCGGTGCTGGTGACGCTGCCCAGCGCGTCCTCCTGCATGTCCAACGCCTCTCCGCACTTAACGCGCAGTTCGGTGCTCGGGTCGTTCAGCCCCATGGACAGTTTTTGTCGGGACACTCCGAAGGTGGCGTACAGGTCCAACAGAGGTGTCGAACCGTCGGCGTCCAGAATCAGGCCGTTGAGTGCGCCCATGCGCTGGAATTCGTGAGTGGCGTCCAACTGGCGGCGCGCTTTTGCCAGCCGGGTATTCACGACGTCCTGTACCGCTTGCAACTCGGTGCGGGTGCCAAACGCTCGGATGCCCTGGATCTCGTCGGCCTTGATGGTAAAGCGTTCCGGCAGGTGCACGGTGTTGAAAGGAATCATCTTGCGTTTGCTGGCACCGACCACCAGCCCCGAAGTACCGCGCTCACCCGCAGGCACAAGGGCCAGGGTGTCGCCATCCTTCTCGATTTGCACTGTCAGGGTAGCAACGCCCTCTTCTTGAAAGAGGCCGAGGCTGCCGATACGGCCCGGCAGATAGGGTTGTTCGTTGATTGCGGCGGTGAGCGCCGGTACGGCAAACGCTTCGTCGTCAAAAATGGCGATATCGGCCATGAGTACACTCCAGAAATGAAAAAACCCGCCGGAGCGGGTTCAAAAAAAATGTTTGTAGTTCTATCCCTGACGCAGGGCTCGAATTGCATTGCCGATCCCATCGGCATTCAGGTCCAGTGTTTCCAAGGCAGTCGTGATGTTGTCCGCAACGTCCAATGAACCTCTATCAGCGACCCAGTTGGAAAGTTCTTCAACGGCAGCGCCAATTGCGTTCTGATTGATCAGCAACAGCTCCAGGGCGCTGGCTAGGGCTTCGTTGTGGTCTGGCATAGAAATCGTCCTTAGTGGAGTTTCTCTGATGCTAGTTCAACCACTTTAACGAACGATCAAAAAATGCGCGGCGAGGGCCCTTTCCGCGTCGGGGTCCAGGCCGGTCAGATGGACTTCGCTCACCTCTGCCAGTCGCACCACGGCACGGGCTCGACGTACCACGTCGGATTCACCAAGCGGGCCGAAGAGGATCGCCACGGCGGTTTGCGTGCCGTCTTCGGCTGCCGGGTCGTAAGGGGCGAACTCGCCAGAGGCGGTGATCAGGCCGAGGACTTGCCCTGGATTCAAGGCTGGGCCTGCCGCGACGTTGATCGCTTCACGCGAGATGTTCCCGGCACCCTCGGACAGGAGGAATTCTCCGGCGTGCATCGGTTCCAGTTTGATGGTCATGGTCTTGCTCCTTTCGAGGTATTAGCGCTACCTGACTGCGCCGCCTGACGGGCTGCCCAGATAGAGGTGGGGTCGGGTTGTTTGGCCTGGACCTTCGGGGCCGGGTCTGCGTTGAGCGGTAGGCTGTTGTCGATCTCGAAGCCTTTGCCGCTGCCCACCAGCTTGTCGAACAGACGCGCTCGAACCGAGGCGGCATCCAAACCGGCCGCGACGTATTCGGCGCTGAACTCAGGCAGTCGTGCGGCAACGCACAGATCGTTTACGGCTTTGGCACGGGCCAAGCCCGCCAGGACGATGGCCTCGCTTTCCAGCTTGGTCGAGTTGAGCAACGGCTCGATCAGGTTGCTGATGCCGTCCACCGTACAACGCTGGGTGATCATCAGGGCCAGCTTGGCCGAGTTCGTCACCCGAGGCTCCTGGGGCGGATCAGTAGGTTCAGGCTCCAGCTCGATATCCGGCTCAGGTGCCTCGTCCAGTTGGGCGAGCAATTCAGCCGGGGCATGCTGGTAACGCTGCAGCACGGAGCCCTGCCCAAGGCACGCCTTGACCTTCAGCCCGTCGCCCACCTCATCGGCCAGCCCCAGGGCCACCGCTTCGCTGGCGGTCAGCCAGGTTTCAGCCCCCACCAGACGCCGAAGCTCGGCTTCGTCGATGTCCGGCGCCTTGGCCTTGTAGGCCGCGATGATGGCCTCCATGGTTTGATCCAGGACGTCGGCCACCTTGCGAAAGTCTTCGGCGTCCCCTGCCGCGTAGGTCCATGGGTTGTGGATCATCAGCATGGCGTTGGAGGCGATGACCACACGGTGCGCACCGCAGACCGCGACACTGGCCGCGCTGGCTGCCAGGGCATCGACACGGCCGGTGCAACGCTCGCCCAGGCGGGATAACGCGTTGTGCATCGCCAGACCATCGAACAAATCGCCGCCGATGCTGTTGAATGCGGCGATAACCGGCGAAACGCCGTCGTCCATGGCGCGCAGATCCTGCACGAACTGATTCGCCGTGATGCCCCAGGTGCCGATCTCGCCGTAGACGAACACCTCGATAACCCGCTCCTCGGCTTCGCCGCTCTCCTGCATGGCGTACCAGGTCTTGTCCTGGACGTTCACCCGCTGGCCGGCTCTGTTGTAAATGCGCGGAAGCGCTGGCTTGCTCATGATTGTTCCTTGTCGTCAGTAACCTCGACGGCTTCGTGCGTGTTGTAGTTGAGGCCCAGCGCCTGGGCTCTAGCGTTGTCGGCTGCGTTTTCCGCGTCGACGGTTTCAGCGTCGTAACCGGTGCGGGTGACCATCTCGCTACGTGAGGCGAACCCGGCTTGCACTTCCATGCGGCGGGCCTGCACGTCCTGAACAGGCTGGATGTAAGCCCAGCCTTGCGGCACCCAGCGCGTGCGTAGGTATTCGCGGCGCCGTTTGGCGTAGTCATCCAACACCAAGGCACCCGACAGGACCGCCATGTCCATCCAGGCGGCACGGATCGGGCGGCAGAGCTGATGCACATAAACGCCAAACTGAAGCTGTTCCAGGCGGCGCCGGAACTCGTTCAACACGACGCGCAACGCCCGGTCATTCACTTCACGCATGTCACCGGTGAGGATCTCGTATGGCGTGCCGGTGCCCGCGGCTGCGGCCATCAATTGTTGGCGCATGAAGTCGGGGTAGTTGTTGCCTGCGTCCGGCGGCTTGGAGAACTCAACCTCTTCGCCGGGCCCCAGCTCCTGCATGGTGCCGGGCTCCAGCGCGACCATGGGCGTGAATCCGTCACGGTCAAAGCTCAGCGGCTCACCGGTGACGGGATCCCTTGGCACGGGGCCAGTGTCCGGTGCCGGGCGGCTGATGAAGCCTGCGAAGAGGTTTGCAACCTCCTGCCGGAACAGCACTGCGTCGTCATAGTTATCCAGGCTACGCAGGCGCTTGAGTACGGGAGACAGGCGCGGTACACCGCGCAATTGCCCCGGCTCCACCGGTTCGAAGATGTGCAGCACCTGCGATGCCGGTACCCGTACCAACTGGTTGTAACCCGCGTTCAGCGATACGCCGTCGCGGGGGTGCGACAGATACATCCAGTAGGCCACCCGCTTGCCCTCCGGATTGAATTCGATGCCAGCACGAATGGAGTTGCCGGTGCGCGTGGTCTCGAATTTGTCGTGGGGCACAAACTCCGGCGCGAGGATCTGCACCTGGAGTGGCACCGCCAGCCCCTCGTCCAGGCGGCGTGGTCGTAAGCGGACAAAGCATTCGCCGGAAGTCTCGACGGTGCGAGCGACCAGCGCCTGCTGCCCATAGAAGTCGGTGTGCTCATCGGCGTCCGACTCGTCCACCCAGTCATCCCATAGCAGTTGCAGCAGCTTGCGAAGCGTGTTGTCTTCGGTGTTCGGCCTGGGCGTGATGCCCGTGCCGATCAGGTTGCTGACGCGTTTGTCGATGACGTTGAAGGCATACGGGTCGTTGCGTACCGCTGCCCGCGACCGGCCGCGCAGGTTGCGCAGTGCCGGTGTGTTGATGCTGTTGATTCCGTTGTCGGGTGCATCCCAGCCAGTGGATCGGCGACCCTCTCCGGCGCCTTCGTAACTGGCCTTGATGTTCGACGGCAACAAGAATCCGCTACGGCTTAGCGTCGGATAGTGTCGGGCCATCAGACTCCTTTGCCTCCGTGATAAAGCCGGACTACGCGGGAGCGCGGCCCGGCCGCGTTGACCAGAGAGGTGCGGATCTCGTCGCGGGCCTTGATCAGCTCGTCCACGGTTCGGTACTCCACGGTGCGATCGGTGTAGCGCACGACTTTCTCACCGCGTGCGATGGCCGCCTCAACCGCGTCGAGGTGCTTCTGTGTAAAGGACATATCAGCGTCTCTTCAGATAGCCGCTAGTGGAACTGCGGCGTTGAGGGGGTGGTGCAGCGGATCGTGGTTGAGCCGCTTGGGCAACAGGATGTGGTGCTGGTTGTGGCATGGTCGCTGGAACCGGCTGAGTGACTCGCTCGCCCTGCACGGGCTTGATCCCCAGCGCGTCATCGAACAACCCAGATTGCGCCAGGGCCTGACGGACCCGCTCCCAGTCATGCTCCTTGTAGCGGTTGATACCCAGGTAATGCGCCATGGCAAGGCAGTACACCATCAGGTCGAGGGCTTCGTTGCGCTCGGCCTTGCCCTTGACCCATTCGATGCGCTTGTGACCCCGCACGTAGCGGGCGACCTTCCGTTCGGCCACGCACTGCGCGAAGAAGTCGTCCGGCAGGTCACTGGCAAAGTGCAACGCGCCTGGCCCGCTCTCGAACGGGTAGCGGTTGTAGATCCAGTCTTTCGCCGTGTCGGTACCGACAAACCACAGCTCGGCGCCGTTACGTTCGGTCTGACCTTTCCAGGTCACGTCTACCATGGATGGCCGCTGAGCAATCACCGGCTTGCCGGGCTTGCTCGCGCCCTTGATGGCGAACACGTTGCGCCAGCGGCGCACGCGGCAGAACTGATAGACCTCGTCGGTGTGATGACCGCCGGAGTCGACAGCCGTTGCTAGAATGCCCAGGCCTACACCGCACGGATGCCGGTATTTGGCCTTGAGCACTTCGTCCAGCGCAGCCCAGGTGCGGTCGTCTGCCGGGTCGCCTGCGACGATCTGGTAGTCAATGATCCAGCGCTCCATGCCGACGCCCCACCCCATCGCCATGAACTCCAGGCGGTTGGCTTGGACGTCAACGGCGCCAGTGATCATAAGCACGCCGGCCGGCATCGAGCCGAGGGTGAAGTTTTCCAGGCGTGCCCGGTGCTTCAGCGTATCGGCCTTGGTTTGCTCCTGGGCGCTGTCCCACACCTTCGCCAAACGGGTGTTATAGAACACCTGCATCGGCTCAAGGTCGCCCTTGGCCTGGGCTTTTTTGGCCTTTTCGAACTGCTTGGCGAGGGACTTCCAGTCCATCCAGCCGAGCGGTGAATACAAGGCGTTGAGGGTGAACCCCACCGTCTCGCCGTCACCCTCGGCATGGGCGCGCCATTCGCCTTTGGCGAGCATCTCGGCCTTGTGGTACTCCTCGATCAGCACGTCACAATCAGGCCCTGCGCACTGGTAGTGCACCACGCTGAAGTCCCGCGAGTAGTGCAGGCGTTCCCATTCCAAGGTTTGCATGTGCCCGCAGGTTGGGCACGGCACGTAGTAGTGACGCTGGTCGCTGCCCTCGAACAAGTCAGAGATTCGTGAGGCTCCCTTGATGGTCGGGGAACTGGAGAAGTAGAACTTCGCATTGCGACCGAACGTACTGCCCCGCGTTTCCGCCAGCTCGATGGGGTCGCCTTCCTCGCCGATGTCCACTTCCCAGCGGTCGATCTCATCGCCGTAAACATATCGCGCCGACAGCTCCGAAAGGTTGGCCGCCGAGCCGGCTGTGGTGACGTACAGCGAACCGCCCTCGAACTCCTTGGTGTCCATGGTGTTGCGTGAGTCTCGCGAGCGGCTGGAGGCCACCCGTTCGCGCAGTACCGGCGTGGCCTTGATGGTCTTGCCAATCCGCGAGGAGACCCGCTTCGCCAAGCCCAGGCTTGGCAGCAGCGTCAGGATGTTCGACGGCGCCATGTGGATCAGGCCGCCGATCCAGTTCAAGGCGATCTGGGTTTTCATCAACTGCGAGGCGACCATGGTCACCACGCGCTTGCAGGGGTGAGCCGGTGAAAGACATCGCATCGGCTCGCGGGCATACGGTGTACGTGACGTGCGGTACTGGCCGGGCTCGGCGGCGCCGGTATCACGCGGGATGCGCATGTATTCGTCGGCCCATACATCGATCCAGACATCCGGATCGGGACGCAGCCCACGGAAATACGCCTCGCGGTACACCTCTGCACCGTCAGGGATTTCCGTGGGCATAGGCTCAACTCGTGTTCAGGGCGTGTTCAAGGTCCGCCGAGGACAGGCGCTCCGCATCCTCCAGCGTGCGGCGCAAGGCCGCCGTCAGGTGCTTTTCGATTTCCCAGGGGTCAGTCATGACCGCCAGCTCCGGCGCCAGTTGTGGCGGCATACCAAACAACTGATCGCGCAGGAGGCGGCCAGCGTTGTAGGCACCCAATTGCACAGCGGGCAATGCGACCAGCGCCCCCTTGGCTTTGTGCAGCTCGATTTCCGCGAGCTGGGCCAGGTTGTGCTCACGCAGTGCGCGGGCTTTCTGGAAGTCGGGGAGCTGCCCCGCAGGGGTGTTCGCGGGCGGCGGCGCAGCCGTGCAAGTCGGCTCAACCGAGGTTGAAAGCTGGCCGTACACGTCACGCTGAATCCGGTCCTGCTGGTGACGCTCGGCGACAGCGGCTTTGCTCGGGTCGGCAGTGTCGCGAATCAACGCTTCACTGGCCTGAACATCGACTTGTTTGCCGTCGGCACTGAGCACCAGTCGGTTGTTGTTTTTCAACCAGGTGATGTAACTCGGTGCCCTGCCGATCCGGGCCGCGAAGGCGCTCTTCGACAGGTACTGTGGTTCTGTCATGAGCCCTCCTTTCAACGGCTTTTCAATGCAGACCTTTCAATTTCAACGGGTTGAATTTCAGTAAGCTGGCAACCCTGCCGCTAACGCTTTCCCGCGGGTTTGCGACCCCGTACCCCTGGGAAATCGGCAGGGTCCCCGGCGCCAAAATCACCCCTGCCCACCAGCGGTCGGCGGTGCCTCTGCAATACCTAGCCGCTTGGCGGCCCAGCGTTCGTAAAGGCCGATGGCTACATCGGCGCCGGCCATCGCCGTCAGGCTTCCCAAGGCGCCTGCTGTCCAGAGCGACATGCCGGCGGCGATCATCAACATCATCGCCGACACCCCGCAGACAACGCAGCCACCGGACCGCAGTGCCAGGCGCCTCAACAACACCCAGCCCCGCGCCCCGTCCTTGTCGGCACGCCACATCTCCCCCGATACGCCGCCGACCAAGGCCAGAAGAATTACTAACCAGATCGGCATCTCTGCCAGTGCTTGCTGCTCGCTCGTCATTGCCCGCCCCTTAAACGCAAAAACCCGGCGCAAGGGCCGGGTTTGGTGTGTGGTGCCTGCCGCTTTATGCGGTCGCACCTATCGAAGATGAGTACTTTTTACAGGTCGATTCCGGTGGCAGCAATCCCCTTTTAATGCCACCCGGTGAATGTCTGGTGAACGCCTAGGCAATGTCGGCGAATATCTTTATTTCGGCTTCCAGCGCCTGGGGCGCTGTCCTTCCTGTCCCACTATCTCGGGTCGAAGTAGGACAGCTACAGGCGCCTAGAATCGGGGCCTGCCCCATTGTCCTACTTTATTTTCTCTTCTCTCCCGTAAAGAGAAAAAACTAAGAGCACGCGTGCGCGCCATGGGCGCGTATGCGCTCCCGCTACGCTCACACATGGGCGGGACGTGCGGGAAGGTTGGACAGTAGGACAGCTCAACAACAGCGCGGCCCGCGCTTGTCCAACTGCATCAAACAGCAGTGGGACAAGGCGAGCCGGTAGGACAGCCACGGACGCAAACGGGGTCAAGCAGCAACTCCCATCAGCAGCCAATAGATGCACAGGTGCGCGTCATGCAGACGCTGGTAGTAGGTGTCGCGCCCGCAGCCGCAGTGGGCATACTTCAAGCGCATGTCGCTGTCCTGGTTGCAGTAGTGCTCTCGCACGATTTGCACATGCAGAGGATCGAGGTGTTTGGTCACGATCAGCTCAATATCAAGCGAACCTTCCAAGGGCGCACGAAACGCCCGCCGGCCTCGAATCAACTGCCCATTGCTCTCCATCATCATGGCGACCATGTTCCCTCCGGCGAGCCCGCCGGCACTGAGGTCGCTGTGCAGCTCCTCGGCCCATTTGCGCAGCCGCGCATCGATCTCCTTAATCATCGAAACATGGCTCCTCGACCGGCTGCACTTTCAGGTTCGATGCCCTGCCCCAATCTTGTGGCTTCTTATAGCCCCAGGGCCGGACGCCGCTCTTAGGCAATGCGGGTAGCCGGACCTTGCGCCAACCCAACCGATGCATGATCGCTCCAACGCGCATCTGTTCAGGTTTGCCCCAATGTCCGTAGTCCAGCTTCAAAGCGCCCAGCAGAATGTCGGTGCCGGTTGCCGTCTCGCCAAGCTGGGACTCCTCGAGCCAGGCCAGGATGGGACCTTCCCACTCATCCACCACAAAGCGCTCTTCCTGGGCCTCCGAGAACAACGGCGCCTCCTCCCGATTGACCCACCAGATATCGCCAGACTGATAGCAAAACATCGCCTCGGCCCACAGCTGGTCGCGAATCTCGCGCAATTGATCCAGATCCACCTTGGTGCAGGCGACCGGCCAATAACGCCGGTTGCCCGTGGCGTCCTTCAGGTACTCGTCCTGGTTCGTCGTACCCACGAAAACACACTGGCGTGGCACGTCCATCGTTCTGCGGCCGTAGCTCTCACGGTAGGTATCGGTCGAGGCCGAGAAGAACTGCTTGGCCTTGGTGGACTCAGCCTTGTTGAAGCTGTCCAACTCCCCCAGCTCAACGATCCACTTGCCGCGAATCGCCTGGAACCCATCCTTGTCGCCCAGGGCGAAAGGTGTGTCCATAAACCAGTCACCACCCAGCACCGACATGGCCGTGGACTTACCGGCGCCCTGCGCGCCTTCGAGGATCATCACCGAGTCAGCCTTGCAGCCCGGCTGCATCACCCGGCCGACCGCCGACACCATCCAGCGCTTACCGACCTTGGAGCTGTAATCCGTCGGGGCTACGCCCATGATGTCTGTCAACCAGGTGTCGAGCCGAGGTACCCGATCCCACTCCAAGCCATTGAGATAATCGCGTACCGGGTGAAAGGCATGGTCATGTGCAACTACACTGACAGCCTCAATAACGCTGCTCGCCTTGACCCGCAGGTTGTACTGTTGCGCGAGCCACTTCATGACCAGCATGTCATCAATGTCAGCCCAATCGCCGACACCGCCTCCATACGGGGCAGCACGCAGCTTGACGATCTTGGAGCTGAACGCACTGAAGCCAATCACACCGGCCCAGCGTTCGTCGTTGCCCAGGATCAGCTCGACGTTTTGCATGTGCGCGATCAACATGCCGTTTTCCGTGCGGGCCAACTGGTCTTTCCAGCCACCCGCTGCAGGTGGCTTGACCACCGCCAGAACCTGGCGGCGCACCGCCTCCAATCCTTCAGCACAGTGCAGGTCGTTGAAGTCAGTCCACTTGTCCTCTCTCTCCCCCGAAAAGATCGGGCCTACTACCTGACCACCTACAACCGTTGCCGCGTTGTTGGCTTTCTCTTCACCTGGGTTCCAGGGTTCGCCATTCGGGCGCTTGGTTTTCCAGTCATCATCCCGGCAGATGATTAGTGGACGCCCCGGGAACCGCTCGCGCATTGCCTTGGAGACCGTCATGAGGTTGCCCGCATCAAAGGCAATGGCGACCGTCAACGAGGTAGCCATGTGCAGGCTTGCACCGGTGGCGTAGCCCTCACACACCAATACTGGCTCGCCCGGTTCAGGGTGCGGACCAATGAGGTGGAAGGCGCCCTCCTTCGCCATCCCATAGGGCCAGTAAGACTTGTCGCGGCCAGTGTCTTCTTGCTTCTCGGGGAATATCACTTGCAGTCCGGCGATCTGGTCCCGAGCGTTTTGCATGGGCACCAAAACCGCGCCGGAGCGCGGGGCATAACGAACGCCGAGGCCCACTATCTGCTTTCGATCCAGATAGGCGCTACGGCCCTTCTCGGGCATCCGCTTGAATAAACCAGCAGCACGGTTAGCCGCTCGACGGGCAGCGTTGGCAGCCTTCTCGGCGGCCTTGCGCTTGGCCTCCTCCTGCCGAGCGCGCATGACTTCACGCTCTTCAGGCGTCATCCGGCCGGGTTTCACCTTGATCTTTTGCGTTTCCCCTGTACGCCAGTCGCCGAACGCACCGAAGATCAGGGTTTCGCCTTTCTCGGCGTAGTGCTCGTGTAGAACGTACCAACCGTTTTTCTCTTTGCCCTTATCCAGGGCGGTCTTGCATCGAGTCAGCTTGCCGTAAATCAGCGGCTGCGCGGGCTCCAGACCGAAGTCCGCAAATTGATTCAGCACGTCATCGAGCATGGCGAGCCTCTCGCATCTCATCGATGGACTGGCAGTTCACACACTGCGTGCAGCTCTGCTGGGCCAGTCGCCGCGCCTCGGGGATCGGATCGTCACAGCTTTCACAGAACAACAACGAATGCCCAGGCAATGCCGGCTTGAACGCATTGCGAGCGGCAAGCGCCTGATCGATGCGCTCCTGCACCAAGTCATTGGCGAAATCAGCAATGTCAGCCACGGCCGTCACCTCGCGTTGTGTGGTTGACGTACGTGGCGCGGTTGAACAAGCCCAGCAGCCCTTGGATACCTCGAAACACTTGCAGACGGATCGCGGCCAGCTCGTGGTCGCTGACCACACCATCGCCGATACTTTTGGCCCAGGTATCGGCCAGATCGGCCACCTGCCGAAAATACTCGGCAAGACCGATGGTCAGGGTTTCCGGCATGTCAGTGGTGTACACCTCGGACAGCTCATGCCAGATCGTATCGCCGACCAAAGCATGCACCGCATCCAGGATGCGTCTGTCCTTGGTCAGTTCGAGGATCTCGGCAAACTCCTGGATATTCACCGAGTGGCTAGGGTGCGTGGGGGACAGCTTGTGCTGCAGCGTGGTGGGGTTTCGGCCGGTGGTGGCGGCGATTGCAGCGGCGCCGCCTGGGTAATCCCGTGCGGCATGGTAAAGCGCCAGATCGAGCGGCAGGACTTCCCGCTGTGCTCGTTCGACGCAACTCAGAGCGATTCGGCTCATGGCATTAATCCTTATAAGTTGCCAGTGCCGCGCGACATGCAGTGGTGATACATTTGCCGCGTGGCTTGAAAGGGCCCAAACGCCGGCTAGATCTTAGGGATCGACACCGGCACCGTGCCGGGGCGAGCAATCCGTTGCTCACCCCTGGCGCAACAGCTGCCCAATCTGTGGTGGAAAAGGCAGCAACACCAAGGCTTCCGAGCCTTGGGAAAGCGCGATAAAGGGAGGCGGTTTGCATGTGGTGTGCCCGCTTACCTTTATCGCGACCCGACAGCGCTGTGGTGGTGCGTGTCGGGAGGAACTGGGCGACCTTAGGGTCGCCTTTTTTCTTGCTACGCCGCCTTGCTTGACGGTGGCGCCTCAGTTACACCGAAATGCTCCAGTACCTCAGTAAGAGAAACGTAGCCTTCACTTTCGCGTGCCAACGATTTAATTAGAGACACACTTGGATCCTTACTCGCATATTTGACATGAAGCCGCAGGTAGCTCGGAGCGATACGGCATCGCTCCGCATAAGCCCTCTGCTTCTCAGCATCCAGATAATTGATGTAGTCACGTAGCTTCATTACAAGCCCTCCGAAACCGAAAATTAACCCATGAGGTTATTTTTTGCAATACCCGACAGGGCATTCACCTACAAGGTTAATCGCGCCAGAATCGCTGCATGAAAATATCTGATACCCGCCTCCAGAATTTCCGTAGGGTCCTAGCTGATCGGAAGCTACGCCTGACCGACATAGCGGAGCTTTTGGGCAAAGCTCCTGCCCAGGTGAGCGCGTTCGGCGGAAAAAATCCAAACAAAGGCATTGGCGATCAAATCGCCCGAGAAATCGAAAAAGCCCTGCATCTTCATGACGGCTACTTAGACATGCCGTATGGGCTAGGCGAATTCAACAACGCTACAGTCTTAAGCCATACAGGACGAAAACTACCTGTGATGGGATCTATCGCAGCTGGCGCTTGGTGCGAACCTGACATGATATTTGATCCTCGAGATGCAGAGGAATGGATCGATGCCCCGGGCCCAGTTGGCCCACGAGCATTCATTCTCCGCGTTGAAGGCATGAGCATGGAGCCGAAATTTCTAGAGGGCGATAAGATTGTGATAGATCCATCGCTAGAAGCTTTGCCGGGGCATTTTGTGGCTGCAAAAAGAACCAGAGATCAAGCTGCAACCTTGAAACAGCTAAAGCAAGAAGGGAACGAAAAGTATCTTTATGCTTTAAATCCAGACTGGCCTGAGCGAATCATTCGAATGACTGAAGAGTGGACGATATGCGGGCGCGCCCGGTGGAAAATATCAGATTTATAACCTGCATTCTAACTTCGGAAAAGGATATCACATGAAGTACAAGACTAGCGATGTCTTCGGCGTTCGCAGCCAGCTTATCGAATCATATATTGAAAGACCTAGCGTTGATGAGCTTTTCAGCGCAGCCCTCCAAGATAAAAACCAAGTCATTGTTTACGGCTCATCAAAACAGGGCAAAACCTCACTCACCTTAAAACATCTAGATCCCGACGGATACGTTAAGGTTGAATGCTCGCCCCAGACACAAGCAATTGATATCTACAGGTCTATCCTAAGACAATCCAACATCACTTACTTTGAGAGTGATACTCAGGGACTAAGCTTTGAAATAGCCTCCAATATCAATGCAGGGGTAAAGGTAAAAGTCCCCTTTATGGGGGAAGCAAACTTAGGTGCAGGTACTGCAGACAAGCAAACCAAGACCAATACATCGAAAGAGCTCTATATCGAATATAATCTGGAGCTCGCTCAAGATGTTTCAGAGCTTCTTAGAAAAAAGGGTATCGAAAAATTTATTGTCCTGGAGAACTTCCACTATCTTTCACCAGAGGTGCAAGAGCGCCTGGCTTACGATCTGCGCGTATTCCAGGATCTAGGCGTAATCTTCATAGTGCTTGGAATATGGCGCGAGGCGAATCGACTGGTACAGTTTAACGGTGATCTTTTAGATCGTGTCACTGAGGTCCCAGTCGAACCATGGTTGAATGAAGACTTTGCTAGGGTAATCGAGAAAGGTTCGAAACTTCTAAACGTTGACTTTACCCGTATCCAAGAAAAACTTATAAAATCATCATTTGACAGTGTTGGAGTGGTGCAAGAGCTCTGCAAGCAGTGCTGCATTGCCGCTGGCGTTAAAGAAACTTCTGACAAAACCATCACAATAAGTGAAGAAGATTTATTATCAGCACTTGAAACGAAAGCCGGTGAATATGGCGGCCGGCACATAAGAAACTTTGAGTCCTTTGTCGACATAGCACGAAAAACGAGCAACCAAAGCGGCAAGCCCTCACTAGCATTCCCTTTCTACTTCATACAATTGCTTTTAAAAACAGACTTAGACAATATTGAACAGGGTCTATCTCGCTCCACTTTGCTTGAAGGTGTACGTAAAGTGCATCACAGGCCCGAGGATGTACGTTCTGGCGACCTAGGCGCATTCCTCCATAATATTACCCAACATCAAATCAACAAACGAATTCAACCTCCCTTTGTCGATTATGATCGCGGTAGTAAATTGCTTAAAATTATTGACTCTTCTCTTTATTTTTTCCTGAGACATTGTGATCGAGAAGCAATTTTGGCCGACATTCCACATCCCATTCTGGACTTTTCTGAAGATCTGCTAACGGATCTGGATGAGCCCGAGTCAGCGACATCGTGAGAAAAAAGCAAAAAATTAACCTTCTAGGTTATTTTTTGTTGACCTGATTACCCCGCAAGGTTAAAAATTGCCTCACTCTTCCACCACAGAGCGAGGCAAAACCATGCACACCACAGCATCCCTGCACGTCCATCCGGCCGTTGCCGACCTATCCCGCATCTTCGAAGTACGGCGCCTGGCCCGCATCTACGGCTGCACCTTCATTCCGTCAAAACCTAAGCAACATGCCCGTACCGCACCGACTTCCTTCGATCCAAACGACGGAGGCCGGGCAGCATGAGCAAATTCCTGATCGACAACCGCACACTGACATTGCTCAGCGCCCAGGTGAACCTGAGCGGGACTTTCAATCACACCCTTCGGCGCCTGTATCGACGCGATGTGTTGGCGTTTCGGCTAAAAGTTGAACGCAACAAGACCGACAGCACTTTCACCGTTGAGCTGGGTTCAGAGCGACACACCCTGACCGTGCCCAACACCAAAAAAACACACCTGAAGCTCGCCGACTTCATTGAGGAGGTCGTCAACGGCCCTTCTGACCTGACAGGCGAACCCCAGCCTAAACGACATGCTGAACGCGAGTACGGCGCTTTCAGCAGCCAGCAGCGGGAACAGGTTTACAGACTGGTTTCCACAGGCGGGTTCATCGACCTGGACCTGGGCTTTGAACTGCCGATCCGGCTCGCCGTGCACCGGACACGTACACGCTCGGGCATCACCGTAGTCATGAGCATCGGCGTCAAAAGCCCGCGTACCAAGTGCTTCACCGTGTACGGCACCGACGCCGAGATGTACGAGCAGGTTTGCGAATCCATCAACCACCTGGCTGCGCTGGCGACACCCGCCGCGCACGCAGCTTAGAGGTATGTCATGGAGCGCAATCTCGAAAAGACCGCCAAGCAGCTCGGCCTGACCCGCCCCGCCCTGATCAAGCTCATGCGTGAGAAGGGTCTGCTCACCGACCGCAACCTGCCGGCATTCCCCGTTCGTGACCGTGAATACCTGCGGGTCAAGGACAGCAACTGGTACCACGACACGCTGGGCATGCAGTACAGCCAATCGACACGCATCCGGCAGGCTGGCATCCCCTGGCTAGCGGAGCAACTGGGCCTCGACCTTCCTGCCATCCCGGCAGATAACCGTGACGTGGCCTAGGGAATACGCTCGCCAGATCATCGCCCTACGCACCCGAGAGGAGCGCAACGCCGCGCTCCTTGAGGTGCCGGAGCACCTGCGCGAGCTGACCAAACGCCATTGCCTCAATGCCTGGAATCACCCGGCCCGAAACAAACGCATGGAGAGCCCAAAGCCTCATGACTAGCCAGCCTCAAAACCCGCTGCGCCTGATGCCAGCACCGGAGACGGCCACCGTCGAGCTGCTGTATCGCACCTTCGGCGACGTGCTTATCCCCCTCGAAAAGCTGCGCGTGCAGTACTTCCGCAACCTCAACGAGCAGTCGTTTGCAGCTGAAATCACCAGCGGCCGCATTCAACTGCCCGTGACCACGCTGGACAGCAGCCGCAAAGCACCGAAGTACGCGCACATCCGCCACGTCGCGGCACTGATAGACATCCAGGCCTACAAGGCCGACGAAGTCCACGCGAAGGCCCAGGCCGACGCAACCGAAGAAGTCCAACCGTAACGGCTGCCACCACCAGCCACACAAACCACCAGGAGCACACCACATGACTGCAATTCAAATCTATGCGCTGATAGCAATCGCCCTATCGACGAGTGCCGTCTATTGGATCGCCTACCGGAACGGCTTCAGCAATGGCCGTGCCGAGGGCTACAGCGAAGGCTATGACGTCGGCGGCTGCGCTGGATTTCGAGACGGAATGGATGAAGGCAAAGCCATCCAGCGCTCTGACAATTGGGAAGAGATCCGCAACCTTGAGCACACCCTAAATCAGGCCAGGGACCAACACAAAAAACTTTACGCCCATTACGAACGCGCTTTGGCGGCCTCGAAACTCGGGGAACCTGCTCGCCAGACACTACTGGATATTGCAGAAAAGCTGCGGATCGCTGCCGCCACATTTAACGCGCTGCGCACCGGAAAGGCCATCACTCACGAAACAACCGCTCTACGCGATCAGGCCCTTGCCATGGCTGATTTACTTAAGCCCGTCGAGATAAAAGTCGATGCAAAGGTTGAGATAACGCCTGGCAGTATTTCTCTCAGCACTGACGACGCAAAGAAAGCTGCCTTGTATTTCCAGCAAGAACACCACGCAATCGCCACCACGCAGAAAACTGTAGGAGGTGCTGCATGAGCCGCCACAGCCCGATGTTACGCCTCTCACCTCAAGCAGCCGGCGAGCTGCACCTGCAACACGGCAAAGCCGTCGCCGAACTGCGCGAAGTGACTCGCTTCCGTAAAGAGTTCGACCGGCAACTGTCGCTGCTGATCGGCTACGACGCCCTGCGCAAGTTGCACAAGGACACCCAGAACGCCCTGCTGCTCGCCGACCTGGTCAAGGAGGCAGCATGAACTGGATCCTCACGCATACCGGCAAACGCTTTGACCTGTTCGAGCCGGACGTCGACATGATCGACCCACGAGACATTGCGCACTCGCTCGCTCATTTGTGCCGCTTCAACGGCCACACCCGCGAGTTCTACAGCGTGGCCCAGCATAGTTGCTTGGTTGCGGATCTGGTGCCGGCCGAGCACAAGCTCGCCGCCTTGCTCCACGACGCCACCGAAGTCTACATCGGCGATATGGTGCGGCCGCTCAAACAGTGGATGCACGCCTACCAGGACGTCGAGACTTGGATCTGGGACCGCATTTGCACCCGCTTCAGCCTCGATCAGGACCTGCCGACATGCGTCACCCAAGCCGACCTGATCGCCCTTGCTACCGAACGCCGCGACCTGATGCCACCCGACCCGGCCACCTGGGATTGCCTTGTCGGAATCGAACCCGCGCCCGAACGCATCCGGCCGTGGTCACCCACCGAAGCCCGGCTCACCTACCACCAGCGCCTGATGGACCAACTCGCTATCGAACACCGGAGGAAAGCGGCATGAAGCAGGAACAGAACGCTCCGCAAACCCAGTCCGCTTTGCTCCGCAGCGCCAGTTGGGTCGACGCGCCTGTAAACAACAGTCTCTGCTGCGCAGCAGCAGGCATTACTGCTTCTTTCCAAGCCACCGCCGAGGCACTTATACCCCACGAAAGGCTGCGCCGGGCAGCAGCACCTGAAGCCACGCTGATAGCTCAGCACCGCCCGCCCGCGCAGCCTGCCTTGGGGTATACGCACTTTGACACCGCAGCGGATCCGACACCGCAGCAGTACCAAGTGGACAAGATTCCCGAGGACAAAATGGCCGAGCTGGTCGGTACGACCCGCCGAGCACTGCAGGGCAAGCGTGCCAGAGGGGTCATTCCTAAAGGCGTCTGGAACACCATCGACAACCGCATCTACTACAGCATCAGGAGATATGAGGCATGGCTAGAAAGCCAATGGGATTGCCCACCGGAGTTGAATTTGTCGGCCAGTCCGTCAGGATTCGCTTCACCTGGAACGGGCAACGCCGTTGCGAAACCCTCCCCTATCCCCAGACACCGAAAGGCATTAAAGCGGCATCCGATCTACGCGCTAACGTAACCAGCCTGATCAAGCATGGCGTTCTCGACGACCAACGCTATGCCGAGCTGTTTCCCAACTCCACTTATGCCACCTACTCGGCAACTCCCCGGTTCGGGGAGTATGCCCAGGAGTGGTTAAACAGTCGGGAGGTCGTGGCAGGCACCCGCAAGAACTACCGAGCATCCCTCAATCTGTATTGGATGCCTCATTTAGCCCTGATGCCCGTCGACGGCATCACCTCGGTGCTGTTGCGCAAAATCGTAGCCAGTACTGAATGGAAATCGCCGGGCGTTAAGCGCTCGGCGATCCAGCGACTGACTACGGTGTTCAGCACCGCCGTCAAAGATGGCCTAATCAATCGCAACCCGGTCGAGTCCATTGAGCTTCCCGTGAAAACGAAAAAGCCCATCGACCCCTTCACGGTGGCAGAGGCCAACTCCATCATCGAACACCTCTATAAGACGTTGAACCATTCGATGCGGATCTATGCGGCTTACTTCGAGTTCGCCTTCTATACCGGCATGCGCCCTAGCGAGATAGCGGCCCTCCGGTGGGACGAGGTAGACAAGCAGAAACGTTTAGCCACCGTGTGTCGGATCGTCGCGGACTATAAGATCGAGGAGCGCACCAAAACCCGCAATGAACGGCAAGTGATGCTCAATAGCCGGGCCATGCACGCCATCGAGGTCGCCGAGCAAATTGCCGAACAACGTGCGAAACAGAGCCGTAGGAAGCAGCCGAAATCGCCCTATGTGTTCCCACCCACGAAGAATTTCGAGTTCATCCAGCAGTCCAGCGTCACCGACAAACACTTCCAGGCGGCACTGACCGAATTGGAGATTCGCGCCCGTCGGCAATACAACTGCCGACACACATACGCTACCATGTGCCTCATGGCGGGTATGAACCCTGCATTTATTGCCACTCAGCTAGGTCACAGCGTTCAGATGTTGCTCTCGACCTATGCCCGATGGATCAACTCCAGCACCGATTGGGGCGAACTCGGGAAACTCGAAAACAGCTTGATTGGTACAAAATTGGTACAGACAGAACAAGTACCCTCCTGA